CTTACAACTGGGCGGCTTGGGCTACTGAAACTCTTATTGCAGTTGATAAAAGAACTGAAGTTATGGCTGCGCAGATAGAGTTTATTACGATTGAAATGGAGAAGACATATGGCAATATCCAGAGGTCAAATGAGCAAGCAAGTTACCAAGCCCGGTGGTAAGCTTAGAGGCGTACCAAAAGGTTTAACCTACTTTAAAAAGGGTGGCGCAGCTTCAAAAAAATCTAAAGGTAGTAAAATTTGTCCTGCTGGTAAGGCGTGGGCTATGCGTACTTTTGATACATATCCATCAGCGTATGCAAACATGGCAGCATCTAAGTATTGTAAAGATCCTAATTATGCCAAAGGTGCTAAAGGTAAGAAAAAGAAGAAGAAATAATGGGTGCGCTTAAAAAATGGGTCAAGCAAGATTGGGTTCGAATTGGCACAGATGGTAAAATAAAAGGCAAATGCGGCACTTCTAAAAACAAGAAGAACCCAGATAGATGTTTGCCTAGAAGCAAAGCGCAAAGCCTTTCTAAAGCAGAAAGAGCTAAGACTGCTCGTAAGAAAAAAGCAGCAGGCGCTAAAGGCAAAACCGTTGTTGCTAATACAAAAAAAGCAAAGGTTAGAAATATGAGTCTTGGCGGTGTTGCAGAAACACAATCTAAAAGAAAGTTTAGAGGTAAAAAAATACCCGGAACCGCTGTTGCCAGAGGTTGCGGTATAGTAATTAGAAGAAAGCGCACAAAAGGTCCGGGCGCTGTTAGTCAGTCGTAAGGAGATAATCATGGCTATGAAGAAAAAAGGATACCGTAGAGGTGGTAAAGTCAAAAAAATGATGAAGGGCGGAGCTGCTGGTGGTAGAATTAGACGTATGTCTAAAGGCGGAAAAGCTGGTGGTATTGCACTAAAGCCAGCAAAGGGTAAAAATATGACTCTTGCACAAGTTCGCGCTGCTGCAAAAAAGCTAGGATACAAAGTAACTAGAACTTAATGTCCTATTTATACAGCAACATTCCTTATTTTAAGGCATGGGTTCGCCGTGAATATACTCACAACCACGAGGATTATCACGGCGAATTTCTTCATGCTATGGTTATCGGTGTTACGTCTATGCCTAATAGATGTTTAAGTTTCCAAGTTATGTTTACTGGTAACGAAGCCGAGGGAGAGGAAGAGGATACAGTACATGGCGGTGCAATGTGGGCAAGAATGCCTATAACTGCTTTGGTAGCTGATATACCTTTAGAAGAATGGCCTGAACCAATGAATACATATGACGCTCAACCGTGGGATTGCTCATCATATCATCATGCAGTTTATGTGATGGATAGAGCTACACCATGCCCTTGGTTAGCGAAGATAGACAGTAATTTTTTTCCTGCAAAATATTTATTTACAGTAGACTACGCTGAATCAGAAATAGCAGATGATCCAGCGCAGCATAAACAAAGTCATGTTTTACAATTACTTGATGCTGGGGAGTGGACTGGTAACATTGTTGCGTTACCAAACAATCGAGTAAGAGTAACGCATCCCGCTTGGTTTGAAACTGGTGAGGGAGCGCCAGATTTTAAACCATCACAACATATACACTATTCAAAAAGCGATTTAGACTATACACTAGATGTCAATAGAATATTTGATAACCTTTACAATGAGGAAGAATAATGGCGGTATCAGGCTCAACAGACTTTGAATTAGACGTAGCAGATTACGTTGAAGAGGCTTTTGAGCGTTGTGGCTTAGAAGCTAGAACAGGATATGATTTAAAAACAGCAACTAGATCTCTCAATCTCATGTTAGCTGACTGGGCAAATCGTGGTTTAAATCAATGGACTATACAGCAAAGAACAATATCTTTGGTAAAATCTGATGGTGAGTATAGCCTAGATCCAGATGTTATTGACATTTTAGCTGTTGTTGTGCGCAGAGATGGCACTGATTTTAGTATTAGTAGAATAAGTCGTGATGAGTTTTTAGCAATTCCTACCAAAACAACTGAGGGAAGACCTACACAATTCTTTTTAGACAGGCAAATAACTCCTAATTTAAAGATATGGCCTTTGCCTGAAAATAGTACAGATGTTCTGGTATATGACTCATTAACTAGAATAAATGACGCTGATACAGCTAAAAACACAATGGAAGTTCCATTTAGGTTTTATCCATGTTTAGCTGCTGGTTTAGCTTACTATTTATCGTTGAAACGTGCGCCAGAAAGAGTTCAAATGCTCAAGGCTGTTTATGAAGAAGAGTTTCGTAGAGCGATAGATGAAGATAGAGACAGGGCTTCTTTTCAAATATCTCCAAGTCTAAGGAATTATCGTATTGTCTAGGTTTGCAACAGGTAAGAACGCTTTTGGCATTTCAGACAGGTCTGGCTTCAGATACCGTCTAAAAGACATGCGCAAAGAGTGGAATGGCCTGTTAGTTGGCAAGGATGAATACGAAGAAAAGCACCCTCAGTTAGAACCTTTTGGTAAAGTTGCAGATCCAGAAGCAATAAAAAACGCTAGGCCAGAAACTAATTTAGAAGCTCAAAGAACATTTCAATATGGTTTTAATCCTGTTGGGTTTAAGCCAACGCTTGGTGCAAATAATGATTTAGTCGCAACAGGTAATGTTGGAACGGTCACTGTGTTTTTACCTAAAACTTTGGGAGCGCAAGCTTTAGGTGGCGTTGGTACAGTAACTGTTCAACTTCCTGCTACTGTAAATCAAGCTCTTACTGGTTCGGTTTCTACGGGTGGAGTAGCGTCTGTTTCACTATCTACCAACGTTACGACTTTCTACGTTACTGTTGCTAATCCCGGCAGTGGTAATGTTTATTACATTGGAGGCACGGCGCAACAGACTCTAAACTTGTTAGAGGGTAATATATACCGTTTTGATCAAAGCGATTCTAGTAATAGTGGACATCCTTTACAGTTTTCAACGACTTCGGACGGAACACATAATTCAGGTATAGCTTATACCACGGGAGTTGTTACAAGCGGAACTCCGGGTAGTTTGGGGTCGTACACAGAAATAACAGTGGCATCAGGCGCTCCAACGTTGTATTACTACTGTACCAACCATAGCGGAATGGGAGGCCAAGCGAACACACCATGAGTTTTACATTTGATAGTTTGAAGCAAGCAATACAAGATTATACGGAAAACTCGGAAACGACTTTCGTAAACAATCTTCCTATATTTATTAGAGCTGCTGAAGAACGCATATTAAAAAATGTGCAGTTAAATTTATTTATGCGTAATCAGGTTGGTGTGATGGCTACTGGTAATCAGTATCTTGGTGCGCCCAGTGATTTTTTAGCCCCTTTTTCTTTAAGTATTTTTAATAGTGCCGCAGGAAGTGACGCAAAAGAATATTTAGAGTTTAAAGATTTATCTTTTATTGAAACCTTTCACCCAGATTATACTGTTCGAGGTAAACCAAGATACTATGCTCAGTTTGACGTGGGTAACTTTATCTTAGCTCCAACGCCAGATGTAGCATATGATGCAGAAGTGCAGTATTTGTATAGACCTGCTAGTCTGACTTCTGGTGCGGGAACGGATACATCTTGGTTAAGTGAAAATGCAGAGCTTTCTTTATTATATGGTTCTTTGGTGGAGGCGTATATATTTATGAAGGGTGAGCAAGACATGATGGCGATGTATGATAAAAGGTTTGCAGAGTCATTACAGGGGCTTAAAATGTTGGGAGAAGCAAAAGAAACCACACAAGATTATCGTGTGGGTAAAATTGTAAGGAATAAACAGTAATGTTTAAATTAGATTTTAATGTGCCAGACGATCCTATCGTCAATGTACAAACAACTAACAATCGAGGGTTTACTCCCGATGAAGTCGCAGAACGCTGCGTTGAGAAACTGATTAGTGTGTCGGACAACGCACATCCCGCTATCAGAGATCAGGCAAAAGCGTTCCAAAAGCACATGGAAAAAGTGGTTGCATTTTATATGCGCGAAGCTATTCGCAGTGACCGCACAACCGTGTATAATGCCCTTATAGATGCAGGGCATCCAGAACTGGCTGACGCAATAAGGAGATTATGACATGGCGATCACGCAAGCAATGTGTACTTCTTTCAAGAAAGAACTTCTTGAAGGGGTGCATAACTTTAAAAACTCAGGGGGCAGCACATTTAAGCTTGCCCTGTTTACTTCATCTGCATCATTAGATGCAGCCACA